TTTTTGTGTAAGCACTTCCTTCGTAAGCGAACGTTGGAAGTGCTTTTATTTATAGACTTATCAAGTACTTACGAAAATGCGTATTTCCAATATTTCGCAGCAGGTTGCAAAATTTGATTGTCGGACAATTGTCGGACACCGATTTTATTACTAACAAATTGTCGCAACTTTATTAAACAAAAATATGGCAACGCTTAAACTTTGTATCGTACCTGCAAAAGTGCTTATCAACGGAAAGCACAAAGTAAGAATATCACTGGCTCATAATTCCAATACCAGGTATATTCCAACAAACTGTATTATTGACACCCCATCACAATTCAAAGAGGGGCAAGTTATCAATCATCCGGAAGCGGCTTCCATGAACATGAAACTTCGGAATCTGCTTAACCATTATCAGAATGTTATCGATAACATATATGATGTGGATGTATATTCATGTTCCGAACTCCGGGAAATCATCATAAAAAAGAAAGACTACACCAATGCCAAGTTTTCCTCTGCAATGGCATCTTATCTATCAGAGCTTGCAGAGGAAAAAAGAAACAAGTCTGAGAAATTGTATCGCTTGGCATGCCAATCATTCATCAAGTCCCAAGGTGATTTGTTACTTTCAATGATTACCCCCCGGAACATCAAGCATTTTGAAATGAGCCTTGAAGACAAGCGGCTCTCTCCTACTACTATCAAAATCTACCTTACATTACTTAAGGTAATCATCAACTATGCCAAGAAGCATAATATGGTCAGATACGAAGTAGAACCGTTTGAATTTTGCAGAATGCCGTCAGCCAATATCCGTGAATTAGACCTCAGCATTGATGAAATAAAAGCAATACGGGACATGGAAATTCCTAAATACAATATCGGAGTAGTACGTGATATTTTCATGTTAAGCTATTATCTGGGTGGTATCAATCTTGTAGATATGCTTGATATCGATTTCCGAAAAGAATGGATAGAATATTACCGGCGAAAAACAAAAAACAAAAAAAGTGGTGAAAGTAAAACTGCATTCTCCGTCCAGCCGGAAGCAAGGGAAATCATAAACAAATATATGCAGAAGAATGGAAAACTTGTTTTTGGCAAGTACAAAACATTCGGGCAATGTTATTCTGTTGTATCCCGCAAAATGGAAGAACTCGCCAAAATAGCAGGAATAAGAAAGCATGTAGTTTATTATTCTGCACGTAAATCATTCGTTCAGCATGGATTCGAATTAGGTATATCCTTAGAAATTCTTGAATATTGTATCGGTCAGTCAATGAAAACGAACCGCCCTATATTCAACTATTTTCGAGTAATGCGGAAACATGCGGATGATGCAATGAGGAAAATTTTCGATAGCTTAAAATGATTGTTTCTGAACGAAAGCTATTGCTTCGGTAATGGCTTCTTCCCTCTCCTTTTCTACATCAGAGTTCAAACGGTCTATTAACTCCATATTTCCCGTTATTGCGGTTTTCACGCAATCGGAATACGTGACTGTTAGCTGATAATGACCGTAGCCAATGAAAGCCTTTGTAAGCTTTGGAGAGGATGATTGAAATTTGCCCATAATGTAACGGATTAAGGAGCGGAAAAAAAGAACGGTTCCGCTTTCCCGTTGCGTTACATATTCTCAAATAGGAGGATACAGTGAAACCATTAAGCTATCACACGGGGGTCGGAACCGTATATGAATAAGCTACTGGCAAAATTTATCACCAGTAGCTTTACGGTCGGAATATTACTATTCCTCCTATTCAATAAAATATGTAACGCACTGCAAATATGGAAAAAATATGCGAGATAACGAAAATAATTCATGTAATAGTTGTACATAACAAATTTATTATGTACATTTGTAGTGTCATAAGAAAACAGAGTATTAACCTTTAAAAAACGAGTAATGACAGATGAAGAACTAAAACAAGAAATTGAGAAAGTCAAACAAAAGATTGCCGATTACACAAGAATCGCCCCACTACTGGGAATTACACCAGAAGAAAAGGAAAGGCAAATAAATCTAATGTTAGACGACCTTAGTAAATTGCTAAAGGAAAAGAAGTAAAAACAACCGGATGCCCCTCAGCGGGCATCCTAAAAACATTATCCTATGAGAAGTGTACAAGATATTTTAGCAGAAATGAAACCGCTAATGGGTTCTTTGGATGCAGAAGAACGGAAAAAGTTAAATGCTTTAGAAGAGGAATTAAAAACCCTTCAAATGACTACCGAAGATAAAGCTGCAGCTAAAGTATGGTATGAAGAGGGATTAGGGGAGATTGAAAAAAGTATCACCCATATAGAGCATGAATTAAAAATTAGAGACCAGTTGAAGGAAGTGGCCGATATCCTGCCCCTCTCCTACATTGCTAAAAACTATTTCGGTAAAAGCGCAGCATGGTTATATCAGCGCATAAACGGTAATAAGGTACGTGGAAAGGTATACACCCTGAACCGTGAAGAAGTAGACACATTCAACCGCGCACTAAAAGAAATTGGAAATAAAATCAGCTCGCTGTCTATTACAAGTTAATAGCTGTTTCTTATGACAACTAATCCCCGGTATTCGAGCATACCGGGGATTTTCAATTAGAAAAGGAGCTGCTTATCCAGCCGCTCCTTCTACAAATTCTTTCAACCGATAAAGTCGAGTGATAGCCGGGTTATAGAACTCATCCGGATAATGCTGCTTGATGTCGTTGATGTTCGCCCGGACGTACAGAGACGTGTCGTAGATATGCTCGGATTCACTCAATACTATCTCTTTCGGTAACTGTACCGTCTCTGCCCAGTGCATAATCGCCTGTACTGAAGCTTCATCAAATTGGCATTCTTTTGCTGTCATAGCTATTTTCTGACGAGTTCGCTATCTACTTTAATATTCTAATGAATTTATCTAAATCTGACAGATCTAGATATCTCTCCGTAGGCAACCCTTCTTCTTCGTCAAAAACAGAAAATGCCTCCTTTAGCTCCTCTACATTACCCCGTTGATAAAATTGTGCGCTGTAATTTACTAGTTCGTCATACTCGCTGTCAGATAATTGAACACACTGGCTCGGATCCTTTTTAGCTCTATCTCGCCATTCTTCTAAAAGTTCAAGCATTTTTTTCATTATGATTTTATTTTGTGATGATGGTAAAGATACAATTTCTTAACTAATTTATCAAAATTACCATTGAAATAAATCATAACTTATACCGCCACCTACATACCAACCACCCGGATAACCATACCCAGCCTGCAATCCAAGCCCCCAACGCTTCTTCTTCGGTTTGATAGCGACCGGATGATAGATGTCGTTCGTCACAGTCTGATAGACCGTCCTCGGATATACAGTCATACTATCCATCCGAGGGTCTACATATCCGCTCACCACCGCACGATACAGGCTATCTTCATACACAACCCGTTTGCGATGAAGCAAGCTATCACCTATCCGTATAGTATCATTCGGCAATATCTGCCAAAAGACGGCTATCGGTGCAGAAATGAGAACCGTATCAAGTTTGACAACCGTCTGTATCTTCGTCTCGGTACGGATTTCCGCCGGCAAAGGCTCGTGCGGACGGAACCAAGCCGCCACACAAGCGATTACCAGCAATACAACTAATGCCCATGGTAACTTTCTCATATCTTTTCATTTAAATCCAGTTTCGTACTCCATTCAGAAGTATTCAACATTTCAACCAATTCCTTACCACCAAGTAACGGATAGGGATAAGTAACCTTAATGGGTTCATCTGTTTCCGGTATCGTAACTACTGGTGGTACAAGTCTGTTATAAGTACCTTCGTGGATAATCGCTTGTGTACCGTCAACCGACTTTCTGCGGTACTCCCAATACTTATCAAACTGTTTCAGTTCGTCCACAGGAACAACCAACCATTTCATTTGTCACCCCCTTTCAGCTTATTCTTTTGATACCATTTCCAAACTTGGTCAGGGGTTAGGACTTCAGTGAATCCTGTAATACGGTAAAGAGCCATTTTAGCAAGACTATTAACAGTTATACTACTGCCTATGAATTGTTCGTGCTCAACCGTATTATCATTTGTTATACAAATGACATGCCTATTAAGCCCAATATTTACAGGGGTAAGAGTAGTATTCAACTCTCCATTAATATAGGTTTTACCATCATTCCTTGCACTATATGCAATAGTATCAGCCTCATTATAAATTCCAAAAGCATTCATGTCGCCCCCTGTTCTACAATCATACAACATATCATTTCCAATATATAATGGAACGACATCAAGTATAACACTCTTAATAGTCATCTTTAGAAGTTTGCAATAATCGTCTATCCCGTCAAATACAAGAGCATTTGGATAAAGAGGAAGCTGGGTAATGGTTATATCATAATTACCCGCTATTGTTTGATTATAAAAGCCTGTAGTTTCCACAGCTTCCGAAGCAGGTAAATCATAAATTCCGGGCTTATCAATTGCAATATTGTTTATACTACCATTTTTATAATATTGGTATCTTAACGAGCTTCCATTGAAATCTCCTTTTACTTCAATTCGCATCGCATTAACAATAACCCTATTGATAAAAAGAAAAGCTAATTTACTAATTGGGTTAGCAACTTTTATGCTATTGTGTGTTCTTCTTATAATATCGGAAGCAGTTGTTTGTACTTTCCAAGTAGTAAAATCTTCCACGTATCCATCCTTACCACTCATTCCTGCCCAAGCAAAGTTATGCAGAGAGAGTTCATTTCCGTATTTATCGGTAAAAGTATTCTCACCACTCTTTAACTTGCTGAAATCAAAATCGTAGGCAGGAGTGGGAATATCAATAATGAAGAAATTATCCTTTAACCAAGTGATTTCATCTTTGGTAAAGCTGCGGTCGGCGATGATGATTTTGCCGTGTGCAACCGAAGAAAATAGATTTGCTATACCAGTCTTTTTATTGTAATATGCACCTATGCACAATATATCATCATCTATCCCAATACCATTTTTAATATCACTACTGTTATACTTGTTTTTTGTTAGATACGAAATACCACTATCGGTGTTGATAGCAACAGTATTCCAAGCACCTAAAGATTGAACCCTCTCTAAATCAGTATCAAACCTCTCAAATACAAATCCATAATTAGGACTACTACCTTTGACAACAAATGAACCTGTTTTATCAAACCAAGTCCTATCCGCCATCACCGTGTAATCCGTTAATATAGGGAAGCCGTAGCAGACGGCGTACATCTTGCCGTCGTAGCAGAGCTGGTTGGGGTAAGCGTTAGGAAGTAGTCTTATAATAAGTTCTTTATCCAAATCAACGCTTTGTTTCCCACCAAATCTAAATTGTATTTCAACTGTATTATTTCCTGGTTTAAAATCTCTAATACCATTAGTTAAAATAGTACCATGATAACTAATAACTGTATCATCATCACGATATTCAATTATTTCATAAGATAATTCTAAATCAGGGTTCGGAGCATTGATAATTTCAAATTTTAAATTACCGTTAACAGGAGTTTTAGGGATCAAAGTAGCATATTTATCATATCTTTTAGTTTGATAAGTATTACCGCCATTATTGAAAATATAGTTATAAATCCCCATTCCGCTATTCAGTCTACCCTTACCGCCATACAAATAGGCGTGGTTACCGTTGCCGCTAAGGTCTTTTAGGATTGATGTAGGGAGTTGGGTTATGGTAATATTAAATTCGCTTGCAGGTTGAGCTTCAAATACGATTCCAATCGTAGAACCTTTTTCTTTATAGCAAGAAGCTGGAAGATGATTTAAACCTACTTTTAAATTAAAAATCTTTCTATCATTATTTTCACTGGTATAGTAATAATATCGCAAAGCAGGAGATACATTATCATCCGCAGTAATATAAATATCCATAGCTTCTATTTCTTTACCATTAGTTTTATATAGAAGCCATTCTTGGGTAGTTATAGAAGAATTATATTTGTTTTGAGTGAAAGTCCCATTACCATTCTTGATGAACTTAGTAAAATCTTCCGCATAGGCCTCTATCACATCATAGTTAGTCATACCTTGCTTCGCGGGATCGTAGATAGCCTTGATTGACTCTTTTAAACCCGCCGGCCATATAAGACCTTTCTTACCACCATCGGGAACACCGATACCGGGTAAGCATATCCCGCCAATGTCTATTGACGGAATATGTATGTGAGGAATAGTTATTGCTTCCATGATTACTCACTCATTAAGATGTGCCCTGAAGCGGGTTCATTATTGGTGCTTATCTTGATGTACATACCGGGAATTATGCCGCGGACAGGCTTGCTGAACAAATTACCCACATTAAATTCATAATGGCTACCTGCAAAGTTTTCCCCATCCATACCGGATAATACCGTTACATCATTCTTATCGCCTTTAAACAGTAACTGAATACCGCAATCCCCCGTTAACTGAACCGGTTCACTCTCATAATGTACATAATCACCGCTTACCTTTTGTTTAAAATCCAAATTCTGTAATGCCATAATATCTGTTTTTTAATGTTATTCAAATATGCGACGCCCCCTCACGGACGTATCACAACGTTCCGCAAGAAATTACTGAACTCACTCCGCACATCGAAGCAAGGGCACGCCTTGATGTATTCAGACGGTTCAACCTCTCCGTTACCGTTCAAATCGGGCGAGGTGTCACGATGGCCGAGCAGTTCCATAATCGGATACTCTTTACAGAGCTTCGCCACCAAATTACGCAAAGCATTCTTCTGCGCTTCCGTACGGGTATCAGCCGGCTTACCGTTAGCATCCAACCCGCCGATATAGCAGATACCGATACTGTGTTTGTTGTACGACAAACCGGAGAAACCTTTCGTATTACAGTGCGCCCCGTCGATTGACAACGGGCGGCCACTCTCTACCGTTCCGTCAAGGTCTATCACAAAGTTGTAGCCAATCTGATTAAAGCCGCGTGCCCGGTGCATGCGGTCGATATCTTTGGCACATAAATCCTGCCCGGCTTTCGTGGCCGAACAATGAATGATAATAGCATCAATAGTTTTCATTTTACTTTCTATATATTTTATTTATACCTATCTTTGTGAAAAAATTATTCTCATGGATTTGTCAGAACTTATCAAAAGTTACAGCCCAGAACAGAAAAATGTATTTACCGGGCTATGTATCCAATTGCCTCTAATATTTACCATAATGTATACATATATGCCAGAATTCAAGTTTCTGGAGTTTTATTTGCAAATTGTTTTTTCCGTTTCCGCATCAATAATCTCAACTTACTATTCTTTTATTCTTATCTGTTTATGTTCCATATTATCTAAATATAAATACAAATTAGAAGTGTTTTTTTTAATAGTCCCATCACTAACAGCATCCTTTATTTTATTACGCTCTCCCGAAAATTATTCATTAGGGTATAAACATGTATTAAATATATTCTTTCAATGCTCAGCTTACATTTATTCTCCGATTGGGATTTATGGTTTTATTCATAATAAATGTATCGAATATGAATTAAAATGTAAAAAAGGCAATACAGAGAATACCCAAACTAAAAAATCAACCTTAAACTAATAATCACTTGGCGGCTTTCGTCCTCCGCATCCTCGAACATCACACCGTTTCATTTCAGCCTCCTTCAGTTTTAATTCTGTCTCATGCCGTTTATGAACTTCGTCCAGATGGGCACTTTGCGACTGGCGCAGCTCGGCATACAAACCGTCTATTTTCGTATCACGTTGTGCTATCCGTTCTTCCAACCAGGCAATTTGTTTGCGCTCATTCTCATTCTCCATAGCATCGGCAGAAGCATCCTCTTTACGGGCGTCCGTCTTTCGGGACATCCACCATTTTAAAAGCTGTTTGATTCCCTCGATACCACCTAATGCGGTAATCAAGATTACCCAGTCATTCACATTCATAGCAGCAGACAAAAAACGGTAAGATAAACACTCAGGAAAAGGCTGCACTCTACCCAGAACATAGGCCTTTGGTAGCGGTATGTCAAATAAATACAGGAAGCGGACAGTAGCAAAGGAAACAGCCAATACCCCGCCAGACATATCCAAGCCAACGAAGCCACACCGCAAACTCCGGTAGCGATATAATGTACCTTGCCTTCAAGCTCCAACTTAAAGCAGGGTGCAGCGCCTACAAAAATAAGCCCGGCGCCGGAAAGGAAAGCGAGAAACTGTATCTCCACAGGAGACACATCCAGCCATGCGGGGAGAAGTAAAAAAGCCGGGACAATCATAGCCGCTTGGAACAGCCATTCGGGATGACCCCGTTTATCAAGCTGATAATAAGTATCGCTCACACTCCAGGGAATTCCCCGCATGACACTGATAGCATATACGATATACGCTGCAATCAAAACCAAAGAAATCAACATGCAAATCATAACTGTTAATTTTAAAATTATTCATTATTTCATTCGGTACGTACCCCCATGCAATGAAGGCACTCCGTATCCGGAACATCTATTGCCAGTAGCCGCTCAGAAGTATAGGACATATTATCTGCTTCCGAGAAGTCAACCCGGTTCAGCTCATGGTCGACCAAAGCATATATCCGGTCTTTATGCTTCAGAAGGCTTCTACCGGAACCATTCAACGGGCCGCCTTCCAATATTCTGCCACTTGTCATAAGATTGCCCTTTTCCGTCAATAAGATATAGTACATACCCAAAGCAGTATGCTCATATCCGGTAATACCCATTATCCATGCCCAATCATCACCTTCCTTAAACTTTTGCACAGCCCACTCCCCGCCACTTATCGGAGTGGCCAAAACCCCATTGGTACCGCCAAAACGAGCCGAGTATCTCGTAAACTCCGGATAAGATGTTATTTTGCAGAATGAACATTGATAGGAACTGCCATACTGTGGATTTGCAGTATATCGTTCCCAGTCTTTACCATTGGAGGATTCCATTGCATAGCCCTGGTCGCCCGCCGCAAAGAATTTTTCTGCACCCTTATTACCATGCAGCGCAACCGTGCGCCAGATATTTCCACCTACCGTTTGAGGTGTAGACCATATTATTCCGGTGCAATATCGTCCCCCGTCACGTTCAATCCAATTCTCCATACCGTACATGACATTTCCATCAGAACCCACGGCGACATACACGCCGGAAGACGAGCGAGCCAGGCTGAGCCAGGCCTTGTTACCCATCTGTTTGGGCTTGTTCCAGTTCTCACCGTCCGGAGAAAAGGTGGTATAGCCGCCATATCCTACAAGGGTATAGCCTGCTTCCGACGCCACAACAGCACGCCAGCTTATTCCCCCAAGCTGCGTCTCCTTGTATTTGAGGGTGGAAAGGTTAAACTTGATAACCCGGCCATTGTCTCCGGCAATAACCATTATGTTGTCCTGCTCGATATCGGAAAGCCTTACCAGCTTACCGGGGTCGGTATCCGTTGTATTCACAGTAAGGCCGGCAACATTACGAACCTCGTCCAAAGTGACGCACCGTGTCAACTCCGTATTAAAGACATCATTTTCCGTATAGAAATTAATATCCGCACGTGTAGCTATTTTCGTCATACCGTTTCGCTTTAAATCAACTGTAATCCTGATAAAATCCCGCCGAGCAGTGAATAGGGACGGTCAACCGCAAACCGCCGGCAGTCCAATAGCCAATCTTACGCCCGCCTGCCCATACCTCAACACCGTTGGCTACCTTATTCAGGCCATTACCCCCGCCACTGACATCCACAGAAATCACTGGGTCGCTGCTACCGGTAGACAGTCTGTTCATCCCTATACCATTGGCATACTTGGTAAGCCCGTCCACCACTCCCTGAGCGTTGTCTAATTTGTCGGAGAGTACCTTGCCCTGCCTGGCGGAAAGTACCTTGTCCGCAGCCTCTGTGGTAAGATTATCCGCAATATCCACCTTATTAATCTTCTTTCCCAGTTCCGTTGCCATAGTCGTCGCGAAATTAGGATCATTACCTAACGCAGCGGCAAGTTCTATCAATGTATCAAGCGCTTCCGGAGCACCGGATACCAGTTCGTCAAGATGCTGTTTAATGATAGATTCTATGGTAACGGCGGCTTCTCTGGCAGCCTTCGCCGCATCATCGGCTTCTTTAGCCGCAGCCAAAGCCGGGGCCACAAGAACGGAAACCGGAACTTTGACAACTTGCGGCATTGCCTCTCCGGGTGGATACTCATAGGCCGGAAGGGAAGAGATTCCTTCCGTGCTTTTCGCATCGGGAACATCGTTCACTCCCCATGCTTCCGCTTTCAAAATAGCGGCAACCTGTACCGCAACCTCTTTAAGTTCTTCACTTGTCATAAGCTCGTTGTTTATGCGGGTGAAACATCATCATTCCTTGCCAGCGTATGCTCCAACGCATCAATGAAGAAAGGTTTGCAAAAGCCATTGGCGTATTTCCTCATCAGTTGTATCTCTTCATCGGAATATTCCGTATCCTCATGGGAACTGTATATTTTCAAAGCGAGCGCATGCGCTGCGATACCGTTGCCGTTACGGTATAATACATTCGCAAAATCTTCCCGGCAATCCTTGTTCTCGCAGTGCTTACGGGCTATGTCCGTTGCAACCAGCAATTTTTCAAAGTTGATTTTCTTCATATTCTCCATAATTATTCATTTTAAAGTGTGTAACCTAAAAAACGCTCACCCGACATCCCCCCAAGTAAAGCCCAGTACATTACGACCGGAGACATGGATTCACAGCCTAAAAATGCGGCAACGCCTTTAGACGGAATACTTTTTGAGCTACCCATGATTTTTAGCGACATATCGGAACTAAAATTGTAGACGTGCAGGACACGCCCCTGCCAAACGGCAGAATCACCGGGCAAAGCAAAAACATCATCGGCATGGACGGGTTGAACCAATACCGCATCATAATACAAATCCCGTTTATCCACATAAAAGACATAATCTCCTGAGGTCTGTTCCTTAATGGCCGTAGCCATATAACCGGCTTGGCCGAACCCTTCCAAAACAGATTGGGAAGAAATTACCAAATTCCCATCTTTATCCCATGAGATTTTTCCATCGGCCAGTTTCCCGCTACCGTCAGCGCTTAAAAGGATTTTTTCATTGGCAATAGAGACTGTCCCCTCAAAATCCCCTTTAGCTCCTTTCAATGTCCCACTAAACTCTCCTCCGATTGCTTTTATTGTTCCGTCTTTCTGAATGGAAACGTTACCGTTAGCGGATATATCCCCCGTGAAATAAATCTTCTTCGACACAACAGAGATATTATCTAAAGCAATATTTATCTCGGAACCCAGCCCGTCTTTCTTTACATACAATAACAGATTGTCCGTGATACCGTTAATGGCGATTCCCATCTCACGAATAGAACCGTCAACCGCATCTATCCGTTTGTTTATTAATCCTATATTTTCGGAAGTGACAGAAATGGACGATTCAAGGCTGCCGATTGAATTGGTCACCTCTTTCGCCAAAAGGGTTATACGGTCATTCGTCTGTTCTATTTGTGTTTCAAATCTTGTTATCAGGTCTTCATAGGCATTGTCTGTCAACGCCAGGGAGTGAATATAAATTCCGCCGGAAAAATTCAGTTCAAAATCACCTGTTCCGTCCCAAGTGCCGGAATACTCTTTCAAGATAAAATCCTCGTTCGGCTCCAGGCGTTCACTGAAATACAGGCTCTGGTCGGGAAAACCGATAGTCAGCGTTCCCGCATAGACTACTTTATACCGGAAAGATATATGAAACTTATTAGGGTATTCATCCGAGATAACAGGCTTTCTTTGCATATCCGCATTCAATTGACGGATACCCGTTTCAACGATGCGAAGGACATTACGATTACCGACCGTAACAATGGCAACCACTTTCTTACTCGCATAGAAATTATCATTCAGGAACAGGAACCTGTCATTGACAGTAAAGAAGTTTATCTTATTATAGGTCTGCCAACCGTCCGTATTGGATGAAAAGACAGAATTATAGAGATAATTATCCTTAGCCTGGATTTCATCACGTACCGACGATATTTCTGAATGTATCAAGTCCTCGAGTATCTGGAACCGTGTAAGGATATTCACGCCCGTTTTCAGGAAAAAATCACCGGTGAATTTATTTCCATTCGGGCTGATTACAGTTACTTCCTTTCCGGCCAAAGAATAAGAATCTATTCCGGCATACTGATGAATACTTGGCGCATCATCACCATAGACGGACACGATTATCGCATTCTGACGTTTTTTGTCGGTACGGTTACCAAGTTGTACAAGGCTGTCGCCTTCTTTAGGAAAATCATTATCAGGGGCTTCGCTATCTGTTTTACTTAAATCAATGTAATTCTCTCCAATCCCCACACATAAACGCCAGTAGAAGCGGTTGGATACATCTTCATAGACGCCCGGCTTTATATTGAACTCACCATAGCGCACCTGGTCATCTAAACAGAAATCATTCTCAATGGCAGTTGTTCCATCATCTGCCAAGAAATAACAGCGCCAAAACGTATCGTACTCCTCAACCTTGATACACTTCGCTCCGGCAGACGAGAATATGAAATTACCACCGGCATAGGAAAGCTTCTTTATCTCCAATGCCGTAAACATGGCTTTCATACGCACAAAGAGTTCGTCTACCTCGATATAGGATTTGCCGGTCTTAGGGTCAACCTTTACCAAAAATCCCTCTCCCAATGTACCGGAAGAATAGTTTATTGACTGAATATAGTTCGCATATAATCCACCAAAAAATTTAATAAGAAAATTTGTTTCGTCAGGTTGGTTTTTATGGAGATAAATATTTTTAAGGTCATCTATCAAGTCGAGGATACCGACAAACGTACGTCCTACACGTTCGGCACTATTCTCTCCTGCAAGGGTAGCATTCCGCACTTGCAAGGCTAATTTCCTTAATATATCAAAAGTATCTGCCATTATTCACCCAAGATTCTACATGTTACACGATTTGCTGCTATTCCCCCATTTCCTCTATATAGTGGAAAAGATTCTCTATTATCATTCAAATAGCGTACACACTCTTTTAAATATCGGTCAGCCATAGAAAAAGCATCATTATAAGCCATAAGCTTCTCTTTAAAATCAGAATGAGACGAATATTCGTTACCCTTATTCATAAATCCGAAACGGGTAACATTACCATCCCCATTCTTCACCATACGGGCATAAGTATAATAAGCTAATGCGGTTTTTAGGCCCACAAAAGAGCGTTTTCCACCACACTTTGCATCATAAGAACCGCCATTGAGTAATTCACTATAATTATCCGGGTGGTCTTTCACGTCTAAAAACAAAGTATCACCTAAAGCCGATTTCAAATCAATATTCTCCGATTCTCGAATATATGTTTCTATCTTTTCCGTATCGATATGTACCGACATCGTACGGGCCAACTTAGACACTTCATCTGTTGCTATTAGATACGGTTGCATTTCTTACATATTTAAGCGGTTGTACACTAAAGTCATTAGAAAGATTGACTGGCTCATACCAATGCGCAAAAATCTTTTGAAAAGCACGTTCAATCATTCGTTGTTGTTTTGATACAATAGAGTTATAATACTCAAAAGCATCTTCCAAGATATCACCGGAAAAACCCACCTTGCCGATACGAATACAATACCAAGGTTCTTGTCCAAAAGCAGAATAAATACGCTCTACTACACTGGTATCAGTAACAGTAAAGTCTTTATCGTAATTTTTAGAACTGATATCCACAAACTCCGGTTTTTCCTCATCTGATTCCAACGTAACTTCTAATATTTTTGCAGCATTAGTATCTCCTTGAAGTTGTATAATAGTATCTGAAAAGCCTGTATCTTCGCTTGATTTATTTTCTTCTATCGGCTTACCGTCTTCATCAAGATGCACCGGAGAAATACCTCTCTTGGTGACAATCATTCCAGAAGGCATGAAATTACAACGTACATTACGATATTTTACATTTGCAAGCCCTTCATCCGTGCTCATTTCCGTAACAACGCGATCTGCGCGGCTGACTGGATAAACATATTTACCATTACCGCCAACCCAAAGGATTTGCCCCTTATAAAACTCAATACCACCAGCGGCTTCTATTTGCGCCAATACAACCTCTTTACGGGGATTGAATACATCAATATAATCAATGTTATCTCTGTTAACCTGAATAGCCTTTCCTTTACGTGTTTTTTTTCCAGTCCAATCAGGATGTACGGCTATTTTAGCTACATACCCATTTTCATCTTCCTCTAAAAGCCTACAATTCTCAAATGGAATGTATTGGAGCTCTACGATATTCCCCAATACATTATAATTAACATGGAGTGCTAATCCATCATGGCTGCCGACATCAGTACATACAAAAGCATGAATATCATCTGCAGTATCTCCCCGACGATTCACGATATACTCAGAGAAAGTAACCTCACGAAACCCATTCCCCTCTATGAAGTTAGCAAATCGTTCAGCACACTCACTACCAGTTGAACTGGCAGCAATGATATTACGCAAAGTCTGGGGATATAAATTATCATCACCATAACTTTGTATACCAAGCGACTGGATATACTTAGTATCAATACGTTTTCCACTCTTCTTTTTTAAGTCTTTTACTCTCATAGCTTCGTGAGGTTATTAATTTTACAGCCTATTCACCATCCACTTTAGTAGTCTCGGATTCAATAATAGATTGAGCTTCCTTAATATGAGCATCCAATACTTTAGCAGAAACTTTCTTTCCATTTAGCTTGTAAGTTTTGAATGCATCTTTTACAATATCAGAAGTGGCATTTTCTACTTTAAAGGCTTTTACCAGTTCTGAAACTAATGTTTCATCCAACGGCGTATCTGGATTCATGCGATTATCAATCCTTTCTTTCCAATCTTTTGGAGTGACAGCGAACAAAGAAATACCTTTAGGATTTTTAGCTAAATATTTCTCTGCAGCTTCATCGGTCAGATTGTCATTGGTATACATTTCACCACTACCAAAGGCCATTTGCAGCAAGACACCATTCTTAAGTGCATAACTTGATTTTTCTTTCATTTTTCCGTATTTTTTTAAATATGAATACATTTCAATCACAGCATCACGATAGCAATCGTTACATGAAGTTCTGACAAACATTCGCCCAAAAACTTCGTAATACATTGCCTCAATAACTGATTTATCAGAAGAAGAGAGGGGGATTTTATCCCCCAATTCTTTTAATTTACCAACCACCTCAGAAACTCTCATATTAATCTTGCCCTACCGGTTCAGCCGTTAAAGTGTTAATAGCTGTTTTAGTAGCTTCATAACTTGTTTTATACAAGAATAAAGCAGACCTCGGAGCCTTCTGTTCCTCGAGTGTTACCGCCCATCCGCCTTCAGTATCTTCACTATACTTATTGTTTTCAATGGTAGTAGCTGTAAGACCTTGATAATACCCAAAGATTTGGAAAGCGGCATCACCTGGATTTTCCTCTTTCTGTAGCCCTTTATATTTGTTTTCCAATACTACAACATAAGAACCATTAGCCAAACCGTCAATAATGTCCGCACAAACGTCCGGATCATTCGCTAAAATTACAAGCGCAAGGGTATTCGTAAATGAATTGCGATATGTACCGGTCGCTAAAGCTGTGGTAGTCCCTGTAAATGGAGTTTTTCCAGGTACAATAACCTTATACGCTTTCTTACCCGTCTTCATAGCTAATGTCTCAATCACATTCTTACGGGTAGAATTGAATAACGTTGCTGCAAAATCTACATCTGCACGATTCATTATCACGCCTTCTTGTTCCAAACCTTGTACAACGGGGTCATCACAAGACGGAGAAATATCCTTTTTCAAAATATCATCGCATACTCCCATAAAATACCTCCTTTCTTAATATGCAAGTTGGAATAAGTTATCTTCTCCAATCAAACAGCCCAAACGTCCGGCAGAGTATGCCTTTGTTACACGTTCATCCTGATTAAACCAAAGTTCCAAATCAGAAATAATCTGTCCTGCTGGAGAACCTACAAACAGCTGCTTGGGAGAACCGAAAACAGCACGATGTGGAAGATTCAACTTCTTGCCATCATTTTGATACTTCTGAATCATTCTATCCCAGATAGAAACACGATAGATAGGGGTACCATTATATTCTGATACATCCAAACCTTTGAAAATTTGTTCCCATTCGAGAATTAGTTTGTATTCACGCTTCAAATCTTTGGTAAGGGCATCTCCAAGAGATTTGGTCACAAATAAGCCTGCGCCGTCCAATCCAGAAATACGAGGGTCTGCATTCTCCAAAATTGAATCAAAAACACCAATAGCAACACCCGTTTCTTTAATCTTACTCATCTGTAAAGCATAAGAAGCCTCTGCATTTGCAGCAATTGTCGTACGTTGAGTAGCATTTGAAGCTGTGACAGCAAATAGCTGTTTAAAGAACCCATCACACGGTTTGAACAGTTCTACGTCAAAACCAGCCGTGATGTTACCGCCACCTTCTTCCGCAATATTAGCCGCAGCTTTATCACCAAACCAGATGAAACGCCAAAACATACGTTTAATGGCTAAATCAAGCGCCGGATAAATAATAACATCCATAATATCCGTAGATGTCAAATCGCCAATATCTGTACCTGTTTTCAGCGCATATTCCGCAATAGTGTTCATAAAGTCTTCGTAACACCACTTCAAGGGCGTAGACCACTGGCCGATATCCCATGTCTTTTCGGCAGCCGGAATAGTCGGTGTCTTATACACTGGATTACAAGGTGCACCAGCCCAGCCGATATCTTCCATTTCTCCGGTCCATCCTAATTTTTCACCGTTCGCCACATTCTGACGGAAAGTGAAGAATTGCTCTAAAGCTTCATCAACGAAATTGGTAAGCACAAGCAAATCTCGCAAGTCTTTTACCGCTCCATTGTCTTTCGTCAGATTTTTCACTGAATCTAAAATGTTCATAATCTATTACTTTTTTTGATAACGTTTTTTGTTCTTCTCTCTCGCCTCTTCCAGTTTCTTTTGAACCAAACTTACCGGCTGCTCTTTATTCTCCGGTTTCTTTACTACGGGTTGAGTGCTACGACCTGCCGGGGAATAATGACTTGAAGCCACCTTGTTCAACCATGGTTCCCCGCCCGCTTTCTTCACAGTGGCAAGGATACGCATATCATCTTCCGATTTTGCGTTCTTTTTCAGTTCCTCATTTTCTGAAGCGAGACGTGAGATTTCTTCTCTCAAGGCTGATACATCGTCATCGGAAGCAGGCTTCCTTATCTCCGTAATTACACCATCAGTAACTACGACTGTACGACCATCTTCAAGTACAAATTCACCGTCAGGAGAAGCGGAGTCACCAACCTGTATTTCTCCTTCATCACGTTCAACATTCAACTCATCACCAGTTGATGTTGTAATTACCTTTCCGACAATGGCCGGAACATCTTCAATTTTAGCGTAACCGCATTTAGCTAAAAGGCGGTCAATCAATGACTGCTTTACAGTCACTTCATTTTCTTTTGCCATTCCTTTTGGATTTTGATTAATAATTGGTTCGTTTGCTTTAGCTGATATAGCTGGGACTATAGATGAAATAAAGCCGAGTTCAATCGCTTTTTCTGGAGAAAACCAACTCTCTGTTTTCATCTGTACCTCTATTTCTTCACGAGATTTACCAGTCCTTTCCACATACAACGTCAGCATTTTTTCTTTCTCTACTGTCAGACCAGATGCTATTTCTTGTATTCGTTCAAGTGTTACATCTCCCTTCAGGCTCGGAATGTAGGGTTCATGAATAAGTAACTCGGCATGTTCATAAGCCGTCCTACGCTCCAAAGGTGCGGCCAATAGAATTACTGTCGCCATAGATGCACATTTGCCAACAACCCGACAAGAAATTTCTTTTCCAGAGGCACGTAAAGCATCATAAATTGCGTACCCCTCCGTACAATCTCCACCGCAGGAATGAATTTCTATGTCAACCCGATTGTCGTCAGATGGCATCCAATCAAGGAAATATTGTATGTCAGTAAACGACACGCTATCCTCGCCCGTAAGCCAATATTTCATTTTATCGGCATCAGCTGCAATGTCTTTGTTGATAAATAATTTCGCCATATCACATAATTGTTTGTAACAAAGGTAAAAAACAGGATACGGCTTGAAGAAAATAAGAGGTTCATTCCACTGACACGCTTTGGCAGTAACTTTCTATAAACAAAAAGAGCGGAGAATTACTCCGCCCTTACTTAGATATTAACTGTACTTGAAAACTTATCAATAATCCGATAAATGGTTCTCTCCGCGATACTATATTCATCAGATAAATACTGCATAATATAAGTCTTTTTATGTCCTTCCTGTAATAAGCGAACATAATCTTGATATACGGGAATATATTTCACATCCCCAACATCAAGTGAAACACCGTCCATTACTTGGAGAATGCTCCTATTCAGTATTAATAATTCATACGCATTCATACACTACCAAGATTTTCGACATACTTCACTCTATCTGCAACAGAAGTAAATTCCTCTACGGACAATACCGGTGGCGGAGCCATCATCATACCTCTTGCAACTGCTTTTGCAAGCATATCCTCACCCGTTGCCTGATTGGATGAGGTTGTTACATTGATAGGAATACCACCACCCATTTGGTTAAAGGCCGATAATAACGGCGCAAACATAGAAGTCGCAGCGGCTGTCATTACACTTTCACCATTGGATAACATTGCCGGTATAGAGTCACTTGTGCCCGAACCCGGACCTACTACTGAACCACCCTGTGCAAATTTAGCACTTTTTACCGTAGAAATGGCAGCCGCAATGTTAGAAAGTATAGTAGCTATACCACTTGCCATTGTACCAAGTCCAACGACTCCCTTACCAGCTTCAGCAGAAATCATTTTAGAAATGGCTTTACCAGTATTGATAGCAATTTCAGCAAGAGCCAAAGCCTTGCTTGCAATGGCAAAGTTACGGTCTTGATTGCCTATCTCATCTGTCAAAGCAATAAGTCCATTTGTAACAGTAGCCATAGCATCATATTTGGCTTGTTCAATAGCTATTTCTTTATCTGCAACATTTTTTTTTGCATCATTATATTCATTTTGAGCCTGAAGTTTACGCAAATTAAAAGCTTCTATACTTTCCCCCTCAAGTTGCTGCATAGCATTCAACTCTGCAAGCTTCTGTTCCATCTTAATACGGAGAATCTCCCGCTCATTACCATATGCTTGGGCTATCTCAGTCTCAAAGCGAAGTTTCATTGCATCCTCTTGCTTCTTAATTACAGCATTGTCATGCTGTTTTGATAAATCATCAATTTTCTTGTTATACTTCTCCACGATAGCAAGTTTCATCTGCTCTGTTAGCTCCTTCTGCTGGAGCTCTGCATCACGTTGGGCTACGAGTTGCTGCATCTTTAGTTGATACTCCTGCTCACTACCAGCCTTTACAGAATCAAGCTGCAAGGCGATAAGCTTCTGCCGATTTTCAATATCCTTTTTCAGTTCTTCATCAGAGAGCTTTTGTAAAGCAATAGTTTTCTGTTGCTCAAGAGAAAGAATCTGTTTTCCGATTTCATCTTTGGCACGAGGTGTCAAGTCCTTTTCGGTCTCCAAACGGATTTTCAAGTCTTCAATTTGCCGGCTGTACTCATATTCTATTTCTTGTGTCTGCTTTTCCCGGCTATCTTTAATAAGCTTTAGCATTTCATCCTCAGCTTTACGTATCTCTTGCAGCTCTTTCTTTTTGATTTTTAGAGCTTCGGCCACAGCTTTAGGGTCTACAATCGGCGTTTTCTTTTTATCGGCATCTCCAGTATATGAAGACACCAAGTTAATAGTCTCTTTCCTGGACTCCACAGCCGACAACTGTGCCATGCGATTATTCCATGAAGAAGCAATATCCTTGTTGATGACTGCATTGGAACGGTCTTTGCCAATTCCTTGACGCCAGAATGAAGCATCCTGCAGTTCTTTATTGTATTTCTCATTGATGGCAACAGTTTCCTGCAAGTATTCTTCTTCCTGCTTCAGGGATAAGTTCAGCATCTGCAGTCTTTCTTCTTTGGCTTTTTTCATAGCTGCTTCCTCTGAAAGCCCCGCTTTCACATACCGAGCCCGTGCCGCCTCTATCTTGGCATATTCATCTCCGACATTAGCCTCTGCAACATTCTTCCCAAGCTCAACTGCCGCTTTTGTTTCCCGTTCCGTTATATCCTCTACCGATTCAAACAAAGTTCGTACATCTTTAATCAAAGAGGATAAAACGTCATTAACAAAAGTCTCAACCTTAGCCGTCATCTTTTCAAATGAGCTACCGGTAGCATCAAAAAGCAAAGCGACCTCTTTCGTTAGCTCCGCTTGGGAAGCAAGCAAATCATCTTCCACTTTACCCAATTCCCCGGTCTTACCCTTGACTTCATCCAAATTAACAGATATGTCCTTCAAGGTGCGGATATATCGCAAGCCGGCATCTTCTCCCGGACCGCCAAAGATATCAGCAATTGCAGTACCGACGACCGCACTGCTTTTCGGTAGTTCATCCAATTTGGCAGATACTTCCTGCATGATTTGAAAAGTAGTCTTTGCTCCTGTCTGCAAATCTTCCTGAACTTGTTTAGAACTGATACCGATACCATCCAATGCACTGGCCGTTGATGTAGTCATTTCCCGAAGCCGGGTGTTCGCCTCTTTGATAGTATCAATTCCCTTATCAGAGAAAACACCCTGCTTATTGGTTTCTGCAACAATAGCAACAAACTGATCCGCAGATATACCGGCCTCTTTGAAGTACGCCGGATATTCTTTCAAAGCAGACAGAAACTCTCCATTTGCATCCGCCCCGGCAATGAAACCATCTTTGATTACTTTCAACGCTTCATCAGAAGATATGCCAAACTGCTTTTCTACGGAATTAATAGCAGTCAACATATCCCGGAAATCTTTACTGTAGTAATCAGCCAAAGCTTGTACTTCACTCCGATAGATTTTCAAGTCATCACCGGACTTATCCGTAAATTGCTTCGTTAATTTAGTAGCTTCCTTTATCCCCTTATTGTAGTCATACCACCATTTGAAAGCAAAGCTAACTCCAGCCACACCTGCGATACTCATAAACACCGGATTCTTCAATAATGCTTTTAGTGTTGAACCTAAAGCATATGCTTCTGTTCTCATATTGGAGAAAAATCCTTTCACTCCGTTTGAGTTTTGAGCAATATTCAACAAGGAGTTTGCAAAGTCATTATTGATACCTACAAAGCTTTTCAAAGCTTCCTCATAGTTACCGACATTCCGATAGAAGCGCTGCGTGCCTTCTTCCGCTTCTTTCAATTCATCGGTAATAGCATTTATCTTATCTTGAATCTCTTTACCTCTGGCACTGTTACGTTCTGCACGGCTTAACCTGTCATAAGAAGCAGTTAGATTAGAGAGCTCCGCACGCAGTCTGACCAAACTACCCTCGAGCTCCGTTTGCTCCTTTCGTTCATTCTGTACCTGCTTGTTCAGTACTCTAATTACCTCATTCACTTCACGGGCTGCAATTTGGGTCTCTGTTAGTTTTACATTATATTCTTCACGTTCAAAACGCCCAGCTTTCAAATCCTCCTTTAAAGTTTGCTCTCTTTTCCGGAGTACATCCAACTGAGTACGATATTTAGCGATGTTACTGATAGCGTCATCGTATCGTACCCGGATATCCAGCACTCTTTCTTCTACATTTTCCATAGTTACACTTCCAATTGTAATAATTTACATTCACATATTCCCGTAGCTTCTGCCCTTACTGATATAATAGCATAGTATCTACCATATTGACCTAAATAGACAGGAATAGTCACATCTAACTCTTTCAACTCAATATCACTAATTTCAATCTTTTCACTGACCACAATAGGATTACGGATAATTTTCTGGTATGATTCATAGTTCCTGTTTACCAAAGTGTCCCATCTCAACCCTTCAAATGAAGCTTTCGATTTTCCGGTATTATTAACCTCAATCAATAACCGTGGCTCCACACTATTCATTTTCCCGACAGTTTCATTACCAGAGTAGTCATATAACGGAATAAAAGCTCTACCTAACGACATATCAGTTGCAGCAAATGGAAGTTCAATAGCAGTACGTTCAACCTCAATTGTTTCATCTTGCACATATAAGGCACTACTATAATCACCTTTTACAGTATTATCTTCTTTCCATGTAAGTAAATTCTTTTGCGCAAAATCTTCAAGCGAGTAACTAATTTCTTGTGGTTTATTTTCTTTGAAAGAAGCAACCACTTTACGCGTCCAATCGTATGCCTTATTTCGATTCGATATAATATCATCCACAGAAAAAAAGCCCAAAGTAGTATCATTAACGATAACAGCAAACATTCCGGATATTGCAGCAATCGTTTTGATAAAATCAACTTGCTTTATATCCGGCAAATTGGATATTATGGGATAATACCCATCGCTACCCTTCCCCTCTACTACCACTTCGTTAATATAGGGCGCTAAAGCAAGAGAGAAAGTGTCTGTTCCCCAGTTATTAACAAAATATCCCGTATCACGAAAAGCAAAATAAATAATATCACCCTCTGACAATACAGATGTCTCATCCTCAAAGTCAAAGTATACTGTCCAGGTCTGTCCATTACTTCCCTGCAAATTAGAAGCATCAACAGAAAATACTTCTTCGGCTCTCCCATCCACTACTTTATATGCCACAAAAGCTGGATTTACCGGAACCGTACTAGTAAAATCAAAAAACATTCTTGCCGATATTCTAATCTTAGTACTTTCTTTAAGAACTTTTATTCCCGAATTATTGGTACCGGCATTGATTACCGCCAAAAAACTATTGGCATAGGCATTTTTCAATATTGCAGTCAAGTAATAGTCATATCTTACTCCGTTATTATATCTCGCAGCCAATCCAAATTGATTATTTACATCAAGCCCTCGACCATGACGTGTCAATAATGGAACAATCAACTTGCTAATATATCTTTCCACAATATCATTTGAAAATGAAAGATTAAGTCCATTATCTGCTGATATACGCTCTAATATCCAACCAACTCTTACACAAGGATGCACATAATTAAAAGTATCAAAGTTCCGTATCCCCATACTCATATCAGAGACAATAAAAGGACTTCCGTTCTGATAATCGCTAATTTCCCTTCTCCAAGTTATGTAATAACCAGTATCAATGAGTTCATTCAAAGATTTATCATTCTCTACAATGCCAGCCAACAATGTTATATTTCCCCATGTAATGGCAATATCAATGGTATCAGAAACCGATAGGAGTACAGCCTTGGCATTTGAGATTATCTCTACTCCGTTACGGAAATATCTGGCATGATGATACCTTCTCGGATAAGCTGTATTGCATGAGGGTATATCAGCATGCTCTATAATACGTTGATTACGTACTGTCTTAGGAAGCTTTATAGTATAACTGTTGTTACTAATAATCTTACTTAAATCAGAAAGTAAATTACTTTTAAGATTCAATGTGATTTTAGTATCTTCTCCCAAATCAACCAGTTCCCCATCTACAAATAACATTTCATTTCTCATAAGCTTTGTACCCTCGTTTCCGGTAAAACAATTATCGCTACAAAATCTTGAAGGACAGCACGAGTTTTATTGAAAGTTTCAACCGCAATATTCACTCCCTGCCATCTATCCTTTTTATCAGCATCTTTCCCCATGTACATATCCACAACCGGAGATATAGCAAGTTGAAAAAGGAAGTCGTATGTATCACTATCCACAAGTGGAGCACATATAGGAAGTGTATTTTCTTCCGTCTTGCGCTGTTTACGTCCTGTTCCACTATGATATCCATTCACATAACTATAGCCCTGCATATTGTTGCGAATAAACTCTCCATCATTCGTAACCTGTTTCTTTTCATCACCGGCTTTAAATAACCAATAGCAATAAAAGCCATGACGATTAATCCAACGAAGATATATCCCGCACGTTGAATCATCAATCAATAACCGAATATTGGAAGAAGCACCTTCTACTGCATGGAAAGTATAGTCGAATGTCATATCAAATACACTACCTATAGCTCCGGCTCCTGATAAATCAAAAATCACCTCTCTTTGGGCTTCGATTCCCGTCAGAAACAAATTATAAACATTACGCTTTGACAATCCAACAGCAGGTAAAGGTTCATTATCGACAGTGATATTAACACTACTTTCCCCAGCTGCATACATGCCAACCGTGAAAGGAAAGTTCTTAAACCATGTCAAAATCCTATCGCCATTATATCGTTCGCCAATCTTCATTGCTCCCCAAACAACAAAAGTTTCAAACTGGAAACTTTCGCCCAATTCTCCACTCTCAGAATACATATTCAAGTCAAGAGAGAATAACCGTCCCAAAGGCGTCTCTACAGCTCCCGATTGGGTATAGTCTATCTCACCAAATTGAATTGAATCAAAATATGATTGGGTATAAAAAGAAACATCAAAGAAACAAGTATTTTGAAACAATACCCTTTTCTCTATATGCTCTATACCAGTTATCACATCGCGGACTACAGCCTCTACCCATGCCCATGGATGTCCAAGTATATTAATGACTATCGGATTAAAACAAAAAGCTATTTCATCCGGATACTCAACTGTTGTATTTCCTATTTTATGAGTTCGCATTGTTATTCAAATTTATATGTTGTACATCCTTTGAGAAAATACCAAATACACGATTCATTACATTCTGTATCGTTCTTTCAATATCTTTTGAATATATGTCCTCATGCTTTCCTGTCCGATATAGTTCAGTACCTTCTCGAGCTATTTTCCGAGCTACGAGGTATGCAAAAGACTTAGGCTTCTCCACTTGAATACCCTTATCCATCATCCACTGCCGGATAATCTTATAAAATCCTTTAGGAACTTTCCCCGGTCTACGTCCCGTTTCCAATACGCCGAAAGCCTGCCTACCAAACAAGATGCCGTGATTATCATCTACCACAACATGCAAGCTTTTGATAGTCCTTCCACTTGCACGCTGCCCAGCCCGTATATGATTCTCAATAATACGTTGCTGAAGACTGTCCAATTCCTCAATCAGAATACCTTTTATTTCTTTTCTCCTATCTTCCATAACTAACACATGGGTACTCCTTGAACCTCTTTAAGTTTCAATTCTATCATTATCCCAGTAACATTCACATCCAACTTATCGTAAAATATGGAGTAAGGTACTTCATCACTCACCCACTCAAACAGTCCGCTTTTATTCAGTTCTTTGATAAACTGTACGGCATATCCTTTGCACCTCTCAATAACCTTATCATTCTCCACCCCGTCGAAATCAAACCTTGTCTTATCTGCAAATGCTATCATACAGTTAGGGCAATCCTTCAACTGTGTTCTGGATATAACGAACTTACCGGATACAGGCAGTAAGTTAATCATAGCCGGTAATGGCATTTTATCCAACCGGACGTTAGCCGTCGCCCAGTTATCAAACAAATAGGTTATGTCTTTCAGCTTTTCTGCAACAGACGCTATTTTCCTCTCTACACTTGTGTTCATTTGTTATTATCTTGATAAATTTTACGTAATCTTCGTTCATATCTTATCTTCTCTGCATCCATATCAAGACATTTATACACTCTGACCCATGGAACACTTTCTACCTGCTCATGGTCAGTAATTCCCATACGGGTTGCATAATAGTCCACCAACCCAAACAAGCCAAATGATAACTGATCCACACCCGCACGTTTTTCCTCAGGAGTAGGCGTCACACTCGTTGTTTCAAACAGCTTGGTTATCCGTTCCACCTCTTTAGTAACCCATGAGGAAAAGCCCAAAACATCCTCTACCTCACATGCTTCTATTTGTTCAACCGATAACCCCAAAAGGACATGACATGGCATCATTATGCAATCAATATCGCTTGATATAGATTGCAGCCCCATAAGTTGCCCAATAGTGGCATCATTCAGATTATCCGGCAAACGAACTCCCGAAATGAAGTCCGGCTTTGGAAGCTTTCTTATCCGCTCCAACAGTTCAATAGCATTGCTTGCCACCTCACTTAATATCAAAAATTCTTTTACTGTCATATCTGTCCTAATTTTGCTTTTGGTCGTTTGGGAATTGGCTTGATACGGAAAAACATTGCCATTATCAGCATATCAAGATAATCCGGAGAATGACCAAGAATCTCTTTCATTTTCTCTTTACTGATTATTCCTTTCTTTCGGGTATCAGCATCTATATGGTCTTGCTTTAAAACTCCTAATTCTTCAATTATGCGCTCTCTTTGGGCTTCCGTACATATAATCCTTATCTGTCGGTTATTTATCAGTTCTGCGAGCTTAAAAGCGCACTCTGATTTCAGATTGTCAAACTCCAGATTAATCGGGCGATTACCGCCATGAAATTCTTTGATACCATTCAGATAACTTTCAAGATAACTCCCCAGCCCATCGCTATCAACTATCATCATACTGCGTGGAATACTCCACTGTATCATCATGTTTTTAAGGTCTGCCTCAATGGATTTACCCGTACTGTATTCCTGGTCTAATCTGATATAGCATACATTACCTATCCAATGCCCACTGACAAAACGGTCTCGGCCTTTCATGGCAAGGTCGGAAGAACCTGTTGATAAGCCTACCGGTTGTACATGCTCATTTACAAATAAATCACAAATGGCATCATAATCACAGAGAACCGTAGGGTCATTATCGTACTCCCAGTTTCCATACAATAGTCGCTCTTTCGTAACTTTATCTTTTGTATTCCGGAGTGTATCGATGTAATCTTCTGTCGCATAAGGGTTATCTTGTACAAGCGCCTGAATAAAAGCGTAAGGAGCTTTCAGTTTCTTCTCTTTCCATGGTTTATAAAACTCTCTATAAAGCCAGTTCTTTTTAGGATTACAAGTAATAAGTATCTTACCGGGAATGTTATAGACATCATTTAAGTGTCTGCCTATACGGGTCTTTAAAACCTCAAAAGCGAGATAGTGAACCTGTCCAGCTTCTTCAATCCAGCCACCCGTAAACTCCTTAGAGCCCAAACGTTCATACATAGGGTCTTTAACCGGATAATAAGTCAAATCAAGAAAGATAATCTCCGAACCATTCCCCAACCTTATACCGTCATTCGTTTGCTTGTAATCAGCGAACTTATGCCATTTGGCAACCTTATCGAAAGTTACAGAAATAGACTCTCTACTATCCTTTAAGTTATTTCGCCCGGCAAACCAGCGAGTACCGGGAAGATAGTAAGCACATTGCATCAGCCATTCGCAACCGAGCCATGACTTACCACCGCCACCGGCACCACCATAACATAAGAACTTCGTAACATCGTCACGAAGATAGTTATAGGCTAAACGCTGTTTTATGTTGACCCTCTCTCCCATTACTTCACATCTTCAGCCTCTTGGGTATATGGAAGAAAATTAAATCCTTTGAATTCTTTCCCTGCATTCGTATGGTCTACTTCCTGCTTATCCGCAAGCCCAAGTTTACGAGCAATGATATTCGCATTAAAAGCACCGACACATGCACCTTCAAACTGCTGCGTTTCGATTGTTTCTTCCACGCGTGCGATGACCTCTAAAAAATCTTCGTCATTCTTATTTTTACATTCCGCACGAAAGGTGCTCCACCATTTGGATGAAGCGCCTACGTAAATACAAAATCCGGTAAGGGAGTACGGACGGGAAGTCGGGGAAACTTCTTGTTGCACTTGCTGCTCATTAACAGTTTCCACTTTCTTCCCTTTCTTTCTTTTCACAGGAACTGTCTTTTGAACAGCTTTTTTGGAAAGCCAAGGATTTTCATCGCACCATTGGAAATACTCACATGCAGCTTCCCACAAAAGTTCTGGCGTGGAAAAGAGTTTATCTCTCCCATGCTTACTCCTTAACATCCAAAATTTATTTCCCGTTGGTGCTGCCATATCACTTCTTCATTCTGATTATTTCTCCACAATGGGGACATGCCATTTCAATATATTCGGTCTTCTCTTGCTCTAAGTTCTCTTCAATACGTTCCGTTTTCTTTTTGAAAGCCTCGTTCTCTTGACGTTCCATTTCCTGACTGAACTCCCGCTGTACTTCCTCTGCTTGCATATCTTCTGTTGCATAATCATCTGCCGGAGTAAAGTTTACATCAAATCCGAGTAACTGCTCTATTGGCTCAAAAAAGAAATCTTGCATATCTGCGGGGACATTCATAGTCCTAAGTTCACGTATCAGTTTATCTTCATCCCATGATGCAAACTCCGATGTCTTATTATCAGCAATACGATACTGGCGTGCCTTTTCTTCGTCCAAATCAGCGACTATACAAGGTACTTCCTTATATCCAAGATTTAAGAGAGCAAAGTATCTTGTATGGCCGACAATGATTTCAAGATTCTTATCTACTACAAGCGGTTGGTTAAAGCCAAACTTCTTGATTGATTCCTCTACCGGTTTGATAGCCTTGCTATTGTTCCGGGCATTATTCCAATATGGAATGATTTTATCTATTGCAATATTCTGTATATCCATAATCATAACTCTGCTGAATCTGTGTGATGAATAATTTCTTTAATGGCTTTGCTGTATTCGTAGTTCTTGAACATCTTAGCAAAGCCGGTGATGTGCTTAAGTTTTACAAGCTCTAATGGTTCCATACCAAGCTTCTTACAAATGACTGCATCCGACTCTCCATTTTTAATCATGTTATAAATGATATTCGTCATGCCGTCAACAGAATGTTTACCACGTGCCCGGTTATGCCGGACCGTAGATGCCATACGGTCATTGACATCCTTATCAATAACCACAATGGGGAGACAACCACTATTCCGTCGAGCAATATCCTTGTACATACGTGCAATGAGGTTACGGTGAAAACCGTCTACAATAATGTATTTTTGCTCTTCCTCGCTCCAAATCGTAACGATAGGCTGAGTATATCCATCTTCACGAATGGAAGTATAAAGCAACTGCATTTCCTGCTTTGCCACGGCATTAGGATTATAGTTGTTTGCCTTTACCATTTCCATTGGAACCCAAAGAACACGATCCACCGGGTTTACTTTCTCCGGGGACAAGGAAAATAGAAGTTGCCTTACTTCATTCAAAAAGTTTATTTTGTCCGGCGTTTCATCAAGCATCCGGATGATTATTTCTTTTAGCCTTTCCATATTTATACTTTGATTTATGAACCAATAATCTGTTATTTAACTTTGTCTGTTCAAAGTCTTCGGTAATAATCCCACGAGCAAAAGCGCGGTAAATATCAAGACGGTCTACATCAAACCAATTTTCTACTTTAGTAATCACTGTCTTCAGATTATTGGAGAAAATGATTTTATTCTTATCCTCAGCCACTATGTTATCAATGAGATACTTCAAATATTCCGGCCAATCCTTAAAACAGTTCGGATAATTACGTATCTCTTCAAAGGCATCCAACAGAAGATGATTTGTCGTACCAATATTGGGGATACGGGTGTACATGGCATTATATGCCTTCGGGTCAATTTCCTGCAAGTAAGGGATATTCTGATTACTGTTCTCATGAATCAGAGAGGACACCCTGGCCGAACGTAGCGGCTCTTTTGAGAAAATGTAATTGTAGGCTTTATTATATCTTAACCGATTGGAGAAGATATAATACCAGATATCGCGGTAAGACCAATCATACAAAGGGTACATAACTACTCCATGACTGCAACGCTTTCCGTATGTCATACCAGGGAGGGTCTCCTTGCCTGTTAATCCTGCACGACGGGCCGGAGATTCCTCAATACGGACACCACCCAAAGAAACATAATCTTCTCCTAAGTGATGAAATGCAATAGCGTTGAACATGTCTTTAAATCTGTCAGCATCATATACATTCTCTTTGAAAGCAATATCCTCTTTTTCACGCATCCATTCTTTTCCTGGTTCCCAAGGAATAAACCAATCACCGCTATTAGCGTTCCATAATCTGAATGGTACTTGTACCCAAATAGGCTCTACTTCTGGCAAAGACATAACATAACGCATATACTCGACTGTATATGTGTACTCACATTCCTGATCAAGAAACATAACCGGTAGCTTTCGAATACCAAGTCCACGTGCCACTTCCAAAGTGATATGCAGCAAAGCGGTACTATCTTTGCCTCCAGAAAAACAAACGCCCAGACGGCCACCTATAGAAAATAGCTGCCTTATGCGTTCTTTCGCCGCTTCATACACATTTTGTTCTGAATATAATATCATACGTTAGTCACGATATAATAGTTACCAAACTCTTTTACTTCACAATGAGGAAAGCCTTGTTCCAGCTCACACCTCGAATGTTCATAATATTCCAATTCGCAACCGCTACGTTCATAAGTCACCGGATGATACGTTTCTTTATAGAACATAAGGAACAAATTCTTCTCCTCGGGGATATCCGTTAACGCTTCGATTTCAATGTAACTGGCCGAACCAAACAGGGCGACAACGGTATTGAATACCATAAACTTTAGGTTGAACATCTCAAACGGGATGCATAGATTATAATAGCCAGGATGCTTCTTCCTAAAAACTTCAAGCATCTTATTGCTCGGATCGATACCGAAATATTCATCTGGAGATACTTTCAGAATATCAAGGAACAATCCGGTGCCACATCCCACATCAAGAATAATTCCGGGAACATCAAAAAGCATCGAGGCTATCTTATTATTCTCCTCAATGCTGACTTCATCTTTAAACAGAGAATCGTAACTCTCTGCAATTGCATCATACTGATTTACTGCGTACATACTTTATTATTTTGATTTACAAAATAAAGATACCGAATAATCCATGAACGGACTATCCGGTATCAAAGAAGTTACTGACACGATTTGGCAGTAGATTTTGTAATGTCACCATATATCGCAATCTTCATTCTTATTCCCATATTTATGTTCCCAATAACTATTGAGACTGGAATATATAGTAACACAGATTATCAAAATCACTACAGTAAACCAAAACCAATCAAATCCCATATTCTACTTTATTACATTCCACTCACTTTCCATAATCACATATCCACACTTATTGCATCTATGCAGATAAGTTGGGAATGGTTCCGTGGTATAATCTTCAACTGCTATCTCTATACTTCCACACTCCGGACACTCAATCTTTACTTCTTTGATGCCGGGATAGTCCCAGAAAGAAAGCTTCCCTTTCACGTTCTCGATAGGTTTAGCATAGAGAATAGGATTAGCCAGTACCCAATTATAAACTCCCTTCTCTGCCCAAATAGAAGGATGATTCATCACGCAGTCTATTATCTCAGCACTTCCAATGATGGCAGAACTTATATATCCCTCACCGCAAATAATTTCTCTCTGAAATCCAAGTGAGAAACTGTCCCATTGTTGCCTTGTGAATACACTATTAGGATTTATCATTTCCACAGGGATGGCACTTGAATGTATCAGCACCCTCTGTCCGATATACTTCTTAGGGCACGGCCAAGTCCGATTTTCGATGTCTTTGATACCGTGAACTATCAAAGAAGCCCACGGCTGTTTTATGGTTATTGTTTTCATAAATTACTTTTTATATTTACATTTGCGAAATAATTTAATCTTAAATCATATGGCTACAAAAAAAGATAAATCGGAGTATTCTATAGCACCACATAAATTAGCTGAAATAGAAGAAGAGAGGAAGCATATAGAAAATATATTTTATGCCAGATTTAACTATTTCATTTTATTCTTTACCCTCTTTCTAAGTATAGAAGTCGCTATTTTTTTAGAAGATGCTATTCACATAAAATATAAACTAAACCTACTAATAGCATTATCTATTTTGGGTTTTCTAATATCATCGTTTATTTGTTGTACACTCTTTAAAATCAGAAAAGCATTAGAAATAACGCTTGAATATAGAGACCATAATTCCATAACGGCCCAACTCATACGAAAGGAATTAGGAAAAAGAAAAAAGAACTGGAAGAAATATTTCTGTTCAGCCAACTATATACTCAGTTCCACAATTCCCCTTTTATGCAGTTGTTTTATGTTGTCAATTTTAGTCCTACTACTATACTGTCGATATATAAACATAGAGTTATTTGTCCTTTCCAAATCTTGCTCATAATGCATCATGTCTATATTTTATGTCAAACATTGAGTCTGCCTGCTGAAACATCTTCTCATAGCGGTTCTCTTTATGTTCTCTCTTGAAAGCCGCACGAGGGGCTTGTAGGGTGGTGGCACATCCTGCCAATAAAACGAGGAGTGTGCAGATGAATAGTATTTTTTTCATTTCTATATTGTTTTGAGGGTTATTGTTTTTCTTCATCCTTCAAAAAGCCACTTCGGTCAGGATATACCTTTTGTTCCAGTTTCTCCATTTCCTCAATAGCTTTATAGGCATTATTTATATCATCTTCACGATAGGGATTATTAGGATTATCGCCAAATAAACCATATATGACCTTGTATGAGAGCATGTGAGCACGTTGTCTATCAATATACTTTTGCTCACAAGTTGCAGTTCCGTCAAGCGTACCTCCAAGACTATTTGTAGCAGTCATAAGCCTTGCTAACAATTCCTTTTGAGTTTTCTTCATTTTATAATTGTTATGAGTTACTGTTTAAATTCCGGCAGAATACCGAGATATAAGTATCGGTTATCACCGGTTCTATGTACTGTCATGTAAAACAATACATCGCCTTCATCCTTAATCGCATCGCATCCTTGGACAAAGTCCCTTGAGCAATATGCAGGGCAAGTGATTTCCGCTATGTAGTTGTATAGCCTTTCGTCTATATAGTCACCCGGAGATAAAAACTCATCCAAGTCTTTATCTTGCTTAGACCATGCTTTAAATGTCTTCTTCATTTTCTGTGAGTTTTCTTGTTCTTATTCCGTTCCCTATTATCCTCAGATATACACATCTTGCACCATGATGTCTTGATGTGATACACCTTCCCGTTACGATAGATTGCTCTGTCATAGAAGCAGGATAGCAAAAGTAAGTTTCCACAACGGCTGCACACTTTACGTTCTACTCCGGCCACTACCACCCGGTTTCTCGGTTTCCGCTTCACTATTTCACATGACCCACATTCGGATGAACCGTACTTTCGGCAATAGGCAAGTGAGTGCTTGCCACATCTGGCGAAAGAGGTACAATCCGAACGGGGAACTGTCTGATGAACATTCATATTTCGACCTATTTCATTGTCTCATAAGTAAAGTATATCACATCACAGGAACACTTGGCATACAGTCGTTTTCTCTCAGCCTCGATGTCGTTTGTTTCAATAGTCACTTTCTCACACCGACGATTATCGCCGGTGATGTATTCTATTTTTCGGATAATATGTTTCATGCTGATAATCTATTACGAATTAAACCTATGTTCTTTTTGACAAGTCCTATGATACGTTTATGGTATTCTGTATTCTGGTTACATGCACCACGGGATTGGACTACTTCAAAAGTTTTCAGAGACAATTCTATCGTCTCGATGCGTTTTTCCCCAATACGAGCAGAAAGGATAAGGCAATCATTACGCTTGTAATACCCATTCGTATATACGCAATGGTGCATTGCTTTCCCTTCTTGGTAGAACTGGGTTATACTTTCCAATGGACGGATAGTTATACTTCCGTCCGTAATCTCCAAACCGAAGAACTTCTCCATTCTTTTGTAAAACTGAATGATGTTCTCTCTACGTTCCTTTTCACGACGGATTGCTTCCCGTCTTTCCCTATCCCTGCGAAGCTTTGCTTCAATGCTCCTTTTCTTATTCATTAGCAAATCATGCTCGGCTTTCAGGTTCTTAGGACAGACATATTTGGCGTTACGTACGTCTTTCTTGAAATAGAGCAGCAAGTCGATGTAGTCATTCCACATACCGGCATCCCTGATGATGTAATGATTACGATTACAGATATTGAAAGACGGCTTGTATCGAAGCTGATAATACCCCTCTTTAGCCATGTGCTTAAGCATTGCCATCTGCTTTGTTTTCAAACAGAGTTCGGCATCATTGTTACCGGTTAAGAGCGATCGTATAAGCCTCGACGGATTGACATCGGGAAAATTCCGGCCTATACCGCGTTTCTTTAATTCCGGGAGAAGCTCTATCTTGCTATATAACCATCCATGTATAGAGTATACATCTCCATAACTGTAATAACCGCTACCGTATTCGTTCTTTATACTCAAAGGCTCACTATACAACCATCCATTGCCACCCATATTCATAGGCCTGGCGATAATAGTACGTTTGCCATTAACTGCAATCCATTCCTGAACAGTCTCAAAGAAACTGTAATAAGGATTTGATATCGGATGCTCACGAAAACCACTTTTGCAAGAATACTTGCAGCACAGGATATGACGTATAACTTGAAAGCCACCTACAACCTGCAGTATGTCCATGTAGATTTCCTCTTTATTCTGGCTCTTACGACTGACTGTTACATCTAATTTATGGTGGCAATAAGGGCATTCGGTCTTATTACCCAAAAGGATAGTACCCAATTCGCTATTATCGGTATTTATCCACATCTTACCACATTCTGAACACCAAAGTTCATCCTTACATTTATACGCAGTGCGAGCAAACAGATGTTCTTTTGCCCAATTTTTGGGAGATTCGGAGATTTCACCCAACTTTTCACTCAGCTCGGCGACTTCCTTTTGCAATTTAGTACGTGGTTTCATGGTTTAGAACAATGACATCTGTTGTACTTCTGTTGCTTCTTTCTTTCCTCGTGACGGCTTTTTCTTAAGCAAAACATATTGCTCTTCGGTAAGACGTTTTATCGCTTCCTCACGAGCCCTCTGTTTATCTTCCTCAGTCAACTTCACCGACTTGGGTGAAGTGGAAGTGACGGTTCTCGTGCCGGCAGGAAGTTTATTGATTTTTATGTCGTCCTCGTCGTAATAGTGTACGGCCATACCAAATACCTCGTTATCAGAAATGCATACAGCATTGCCTCGCTTCTGGGCTTCCCCCATGATGTAGGAACAGCACTCGTCCAAATTCTTGTTTTCCTTTGCGTAGGACTTGGCAAACAGTTCGTCAGTCCTGGCACGTTCATCAAGATAACTCTTGATAGCTTCTTTGAAAGTTTTGTTTTCCATAATTGCGTTACAAATAAGTCCTTAAACAATAGTCCGCTATCCAGTAGCAGACAAAATAAAAAGCGACATACACTGTCAGAATTGACAGAATAGTCGCTATCAGTTTTATGTCTTTCATCTTAATTTGAATTTTGCCCGTAAGTCGTCGGGTGGTTGGTGATTCCGCTCTACAGGTGCTTGTTGCTCCTGTGTCCGGTTATTGCGGTTCCGGATGATTATATCCAGCTCATCCGACCGGTCTTTGAGGAACTTGCGGAAAGCCTCGCCAATAGTTATCGTGTCGAAATAACTGTAGAATTTACCGTATCTGCCCAGCTTGAACCGGGCGACAAATAGAATGAATTCGGTCAGCTTGATGTAGTGGTACTGCCTTACAAACAAGTTTGAGAACTCGTTCAAAGCATTTTCATCAGCACTCTCTTTTGTGGCAGAGGCAAAATCAATAGTCAGTAGCTGCGTCTTTGCCCATAAAGCCGAGGAGCCGTCACCGTACATCCGTTCAAGGTCTGACAACGTGGGGGACTTCTCACTGTACGCTTTATCAAGGTCGGCAAGAAGTATCGGCTGGAGCGATGTCGAATATGCGGCAGAGGCTTGGCTAAAGGTCGGGTATCTCTGCTTGATGGCCGACAGCATCACATCCCTGCTCGATGGCCGCGTACTCCGCAATGAGGTTTCTTGCCTTTGCTGCTTTATCAGCATCCCGACCGTTTTGTCCTTGGGTTTCTGTTTTTCCATTGCCTTGCTGTTTTTTTTCGATTATCCAAAGATTGGCCCGGCTGTCCCAACGTTCAACCTTGGCACCAGTGGCTGTTTTCCAACCAAGACCGGAGAAATGATTGTAGAAAATATCCGCTTGTAGTTCCCAGTTGGGAAGTTTGCCCCGGAAATACTCTCTCACTTCTTCGACGGTTGGTGGTATAAACTCCACTTTAGTTTTAGGCGGCTTCTTTTTCGGTGGTGGCTCCGGTGGGAATAACTCGCCAGAGTTATCTCCTCCCATAGGTTTCTGTTTATGTTTCTGTTTATATAAAGGGTTACCATTTACGTTACCGTTTATGTTACCATTTACGTTACCACTTTCGTTACCATTTTTGTTACCGTCAGAAACATAAAGTATCTGATAAAAAGCTCCGTTTGCCCGTTTATTCCCTTCTTTGAAAGAAATCAATCCTTTTTGCTGGAGTTTGTTGCGCAGGTCACAAATTGTTTTGCGAGAGATGCCGAGTTCAAGCTCCACATTCCTCGACGGCAATTCGAACGGATTAGTCCAGTTTCTCGAGTTACATTCTTTCAGCAAATAGAAATAAAAATCCGCCTCGTAACTTGTCATCGGTCTAATACGCCTCACAGTCCAAAAGTTATTGACTAATTCAATATAATTCATCGTAGATAGGAATTAACCTCGTTCATAAAATCTTGAAGAGAACGGCAGATAACGTATTTATTTCGATACTTTTCCGCTTCTCTCTGCCATTCAATTTGTTCCTCTCTCTGTTCCCCCTTCGGAGTTTTCATCTCTATACAGAGAGACGCAAAACCTTTCTTAGGGATAAGAAGTATCAAATCGGCAACACCGCGTAAAACGCCTTCATATTTCATCTGAGCGCCGGTACGGGCATCACGCTTTCCACCATTAGGAACGGCGAACAGCATACGGCTTAAAGACGGATATTGAAGCCGGAACCAAGTCAGGCAACTGTGTTGTATCTGACTTTCCGATTGCGGTGCAGTCTGTTTCTTCTTCATAATCTGCCTTTGAATAAGTCCATAGCCATATCTATCACATTCTCCTTAACTACATCATCAGTACCGGTCACTCCGTTAGCTATACCCTTCTTCCGCTGAATGACATCATACATATATTCATCAATGGTATTCTTTCCAAGGAAATAGTAACAGTTGACATTATTCTTCTGGCCGTTACGGTGTGCCCGGTCTTCCGCCTGTTCGCAATCGCTGAACGTCCATGGGAACTCAATAAAGGCCACACGACTGGAAGCAGTCAGCGTAAGCCCCGTACCACCTGATTTGTAGTTCAGAATAATAAGTGTACAATCTGGATTATTTTGGAAAGCATCTACAGCCATCTGTTTCCGGGTAGCATTATCTTCACCTGTAACCGTTACTGCTTGAGGAAACATCTTTTTCAGTTCCATTACTACTTCTTTCAGATAAGCAAATACTATCAGCTTTTCTCCCCCATCGATAACGTCATGAATAAACTCGGCAGCCGCCTTGATTTTTCCACGGGCGGAAATGGCTTTCAAAATGCCCATCCTTACCATAACCTCTCCCCTCATGGACTTAGCGATTTTCTCATCGTCCGCATTCTTAAACACACGAAGATATTGTATAAGGTCGCTCTCCGCTTTTTCGTATTCCAACCGCGTAGTTATATCCATTTCGATATACTGCCGAGTCTTGTCCGGAAGTTGGGTCAATACCTTTGCTTTCTCACGCCGAAAGAAACATGTATTCCAAAGACGCCAATTCAGTTCTTTCAGATTGGATGCTTTCTTCGGTCCGTTGCAGAAGCGCTCGGTAAATGTCTTATACCCGCCGAAGTCTTCCAGACGTCCCATTATCTTAAGCTGTTGTATAAGGTCGGTGTTATCATTCACAACAGGTGTTCCTGTCAGTTCAAGAATAAACTCCTTACCTTTGCAGATACCTTCAACAAACTTACTTTGCTGGGTCTTGGTAGACTTACATTTATGGGACTCGTCAATAATAACTGATTTGAAAAGCGTTATACGAGGGTCAAAAGAGATTGATTTCATCGTAAACCGTACATCATCCTTAACGTCCAGAACAAAGAACTTTTTCAGCGACTCATAGTTAGTAATGAAAATATCACAGCACTTGGTTTCAATGAAGCGCTGCCAAGTATTTTTGTTCTTATCATCAAGAATTAAAGCCTGTTTTCCAGCAAACTTCTTGAACTCACGTTGCCAGTTTATTTTCAACGCTGCCGGACAGATAACAAGGCAGGGGTAAGATTTTGCAATCGTTACCGTACCTATTGCCTGTAACGTCTTACCGAGTCCCGGCTGGTCACCGAAGATACACCGTTTATGAGACAAAGCGTATGCAATGCCCTCTTTCTGATAATCGTATGGTTCAAGGAGTAATCCATGGGGTACGGTCAGTTGCGGCATCGGAGCAATGTCAAAAGTTATATCAGCTTTTCGTTGCTCCGACCGCTGTACCGATCCGCAATATCCATATTGTACCGCCCAATTTGCCATAGTGTTGACATACCATTCATCGGCAAGGTCAACCCACCAGGCTTTTTCATTAAAAAGATAAGCCTTTTTAGCGTTTGCCTTGACTGACGGGATGTTCTTCACACATTTAATCAGCATCGGATGATACATGAATTTAAGTTTGAAACCGTCCGGGTATTTGGTGATACAAAAAGGTGCTGCCATAATCAAGCTGCCGTTTCTTTAACTTTCTTACTGCGTGAATGACGCGGTTTCACTTTCTTACCGTTCACAATCAAAGTAGTACCAGTCTGTTCCGCCACTTGTTTGAGGAACTCGTTAGCTTCCTCCTCAAAAGCGGCGCCCTCTACTGGGTCAGCCACTATATCAGTCGGAGCACTTTCATCAAATGGAAGTTCCTGCTGAACTACTGCCCATTTCTTTGCAGTCAGATACTGTTCTACTTCATAATTACAAGCATCAATGGCTTGCTGCAGCTCAAAGGCGTGTTCGTATTCCTCGTTCTCATTGTTGAACATGGTAAACGGTGCAATGAGATTGAGTACCTTTTTACTTTTGAGAAAGCGTTTACCGACCAAAGTAACACCGACATTATCGTCGGAACCACCGATCGTATAGCCGGTAACCTCGAATGTAGAGAAGATTTCTTCCGGCAATTCATCTATGGAATCTTTGCCGTCAGCTTCCTTTTGCTCACATAGGAAAGTAAGGTGAGGAATAAGTTCATTGAATGCAGCACGTAAATCCTTATGGATAAGATTCTTTCCCTCAACAGTCACATTATCCTCATTCTCGTTCTTAAAAGTGGCAACAAGCGTGTTGTCCTTCGTTATTTTTGCTCTTGTGATATTCATTTCTATCTCCTATCTTTATATTCGTTGATAAATTCGTTATAGTAGCGGTCAGCCGGAAGAGGGAGTG